ATAACAAGAACAGAATGCCTGCCCCATAGAATTATCTGCAGGAGCCGGGAGAAAAACATACCAACAAAGACGTCGCCGAAGTGGTGCCCGCGGCGGGCGGCGCAAAAACATAAGGAGGTCTGATACATGGCAAGAGTGAGGATGCCGGACAAATGCGATCTGGCGAACTGGGATGACGTGAACCTGACGCTGGCTGAGATCGGCGAGCTGGAGCGGAAGCTCACTGACATCGAAACGAAGATGCAGAAGAAAATCGATGATGCTAAGCTGGACGCCAGCGTGGAAACGGAACCGCATCAGAAGAGGATTAAGGAACTGGAGAAGCAGCTGAAGATGTTTGTGGATGACCATGCTGCCGATTTTGGGAAAAAGAAGACAAAATTTCTTTCATTCGGAAAGCTCGGCTATAGGGAATCGTCTTCCGTGAAGCTGCCAAAAGATAAGGATAAACTGGAGGAAATCATCCGGAAGATAAAAGCTCATGGTATGAGCGATTGTCTGGTTGTGCAGCCGGATAAGATTGATAAAGAACAGATGAAAAAGTATTCGGCTGAGAAGATCAAAGCTGTTGGGGCGGTGCTGAAGGTGGGCGATACTTTCTGGTATGAGGTAGACAAGGAGAAGCTGGCGGAGGGTCCCGCCTCTGGGAGGTAAGGTATGAAGGTGCATGAGCTGTTGGAGAAAAAGCTGGACGAGATGAACGTAGAAGACTACACGAGACTCGCTGAAGGTCTGGCCGCGCAAGGCGCCATCGTGCTCAAGATGGCGGGACTCAAAAGCCTCGCCGACATCGACAAGGACGTGCTGACGGATATCGTACTGGATCAGCAGATCGTCCAGATGGATAATGCCGGGAGAGTCTATTGCATCGCCGCCGACATGACTGTCATACGGGAGCGGCTGGCCGGAAAGGCGGGAACGTGATGGCTGCCATTACAAAGGAGCAGGTGCGGCGGATCTACGCGCTGGGCGCGGCGGCTGGCATGGTGGAGTCCGGTAGCCATGACGACACGCTGCACGCCATGGTGGCCGTCATGACGGGCAAAGACAAGGTGAGCGGCCTGACGGAGAAGGAGTTTGAAGCGGTGCAGCGTGAGCTGCTGTCCAAAATTCGGTACAGCAACCGAACGGAACCACTCAAGTCCCGGAAAAAGGACAACCAGCGTGCTACAGCGCCCGGCATGATGAACGCTGAGCAGCAGAACAAGGCCTGGAAGCTGATATACCTCCTGCGTGATATGGACACCGGCAGCACTGCCACCGCCGGGCAGCGCATGGTGGGCGCGATCAAGAAGATACTGGGCGTGGATGCCCGAATGGAGAATCCGTTTGGATGGCTGACACAGGCGCAGGGAGCGGCGCTGATCGATCAGCTGAAGCGGTATGTGAGATCCGCCGAGGCAGCGGAAAAGAAAAGGGGGTCGGGATGATATGAGCACAGAGAGCGTTGACTTGCTGGAGCTGCTGCATCCGGAGCATCTGTCGGGCGAACAGCGCAAGCTGGCTGAGACCATCGGAATAGAAGCATACCGGAAGCTGGTGCGGTTGTATGCGGGGACAGGAGCCATGTATATCCCGACGGTGGATCAGTTAACAAGAAATGTGCGTGACAGTTTGATCCGTGACGAGTATACTGGATACAATCAGCGTGAGTTGGCACTGAAGTATGGCATATCCGAGCAATGGGTACGCAGTATCGTTGGCCCGGTGAAGCCACCGCTTGAGGGCCAGATTAGCCTGTTTGACGAAGCAGCTGCGAATACAGGCTGACCAAAGTAGTTTACCAAAGTAGTTTATTTCACAATACATATCCCCGCATGGTAAGGTTTTAGTATCGACTAAGACCTTATTTTTTTTACATCGGGCGGTGGCATATGGGCACGGGTGAAATCATTTCCATTATATCCATAGCGGCGGGCCTGCTGTTTGGCATTATCGGTTTTTTCCTTAAACGGGCCTTCAACCAGGTCGACCGGTTAGAAGCTGAAAAGGCCTCTAAGGCTGAGTTGCAAGAAGTGAAAAACCTTTATGACGAACACGGCAGGACGATCGGTGACATCAAAACAAGCTACCTGACCAAAGAGGACTTCTTCCGGGAACAGGCTAAGACCGACCGGAAACTGGACGAGATCATGAGGATCCTTCTGGACATCAAAGGGGGCGTGAAAAATGGATGAGCGTAATGATATAGAAAAAAGAATCCGCCGAGGCAATTTTATCGCCAACACCGGACGCGTTCTACGCACCATAAACGTCCTGAGGCATGAGTATCACAAGCTCACGGGCATACAGTACGCCTTGGCTGTCGATATGGCCGAAGATGAATTTCTGGATGCGGTCAATTATCTGTTTGAGGCGGGCTATATCCATCTGCGTGACTATGAGACCAGGACAGTGGCGGCCTTCGGTCTGGCGGATACCACTTATAAAAAGCTGGAAGCCAAACTGACCATGAAGGGCATACAACTGCTGGCGTTTGGGATCAAAGACGAACTGGTTCAGGTTTAGGGGGTGCCACGCATGAGGCGGAAACACTCCAAGATCGACGCGCTGCCCAATCCCCTGAAGGACACCGTCGACGAAATGGTGAAGGCAAACTGTACATATGCAGAGATTGCCGAATACATTAAAGGCCAGGGCCATGACATATCGGTATCGGCAGTGTGGCGGTACGCAAGCAGCCTGTCCGCGACTCTGAAGGATCTGCGGATGGCGCAGGAGAACTTCCGGGCCATACTGGAAGAGATCGCCCGGTATCCGCATCTGGACCCGACAGAGGGCATCCTCCGGTTGGCTTCCCACCAGGTGCTGGAGGCTATCCAGCAGATGCCGAAAGAATCACTGGCGATGATGTCGCCGGACAAGCTGTTTCGGCAGGCCAACGCGCTGGTGCGGGCGGCTACATACAAGAGCAAGGTGGATCTCACCAACAAGGATATTTTGGACGCCGGCTACGAGCAGGTGAAGACGCTGGTGTTTGAGGCCATGGCCAAGGAACGCCCGGAATTGTACGCAGAGGTATCCAAGTTTCTGGCCGCGAAGGGCGGCGGTACCGCATGATATATGTACTGCACGTCATGACCGGCAAAGAGATTGCCGTGCGGGACGAGCTGCGGCGGATGTACTTTGGTGGTATGGTGCCGCGGGAAGTCACGCTGGAGCGCAAGAACGGTGAGACCATCCGGCGTGAGAGGGTGCTGTTTGCGGGATATGTATTTGTGGACATGGCCATGACCCTGCAAGCCTACTACAAGATCCGCGACATCCCGCACGTGATCAAATGGCTGGGCGGCGGCAGCCCCCTGCAGCTATCTGCAGGCGAAACCAAACACGTGGAATGGCTGGCAAACGGCGGGAAACCGCTTGAACCATCCGAACTTGATGAAGACGGCATAGTGAAGACCGGCCCGCTGAAGGGCCGAGACCTGGATGTCGTCGCTATGAATAAACGCGCCAAGCGCGCGAAGCTGCGGATCACCCTTGGTGGCGAGCCGCACGAGATCAGCCTCTCGGTGACCGCCGCCGCCCCTACCGGCGGCGATGCCGATGAGGATAACCCAGCGCCCAGCGAGTGACAAGCTCATGTGCATATACCTCCAAAACCGGGGCCAAACGGCGGGGTTGATTCGTCCCCCGCCGGGCGGATCCGGCGTCATACGACTCAAAAACAGGCCTTTAGGCGAGGTCTGAATGTCCAAACTCACCCTTTTTTAGAGGGTGTTTTGCTTAAAGGTATTTTAGAGCGTTAAAACGATTTTAAAGATCATTCAAAACCCCGCCGACGTAGGACGGGAACACTTCCGGGCTCCGCCGCTTAAAACGGCTCACAGGGGCTCGTTTTTATTGCGAAGGGAGGCCGCCGAGGTGAGCAAGACGAAAATAACGAGCACACAATCCATGATTGATTCCATTGAGGCGTCAAAGCGTAAAAGCGGCGCGATTTACAAAGGTTATTTTAACACTTTTAAAACACCCTTAAACAGGTGGTCTATATGAGCAAAGGAACGGATAAGGCGGCGAACCTCCTCACGGATGCCATACAGGCTGCCGAGCAGAAGACAGCGCTGCAGGCCGGGCGCCGTAAAAAGGCTGCCATATGGACACCCTCCGAGCGGGGCGAGCTGATCAAGTGTGCCCGCGACAATTTGTTTGATTACACCCGCCTGATGGCTCCGGACTTCTATAAGCCGGAACGGCAGTTTTTAATTGAACTGACAGGTGCGCTGCAAACGTTTTATGAAGACGCCTACGGCCCGCCGGTGTTGGTGCTCAGCATCCCGCCGCGGCACGGGAAGAGCCGCACGGCAACGCTGCTGTCACAGTGGGTATTCGGAAAGAACCCTAGCGAAAAGATCATGACGGGTTCGTATAACGAGATGCTGTCGACGACGTTTTCAAAGAACGTCCGCGACCCGATCGCCGAGGTCAAGCTGGATCCGGACAAGGTGGTGTATTCGGACGTGTTTCCCTGGACAAAGATCAAGCAGGGCGACGCGACGGCGCATTACTGGAGCATAGAGGGCGAATATGCCAGCTATCTGGCCACATCGCCCACCGGCACGGCCACCGGTTTCGGCTGCTCCCTGATGATCATCGACGACGTCATCAAAAACGCATATGAAGCGTTCAACGAAAACATTTTGGAAAACCACTGGAGCTGGTTCACCAACACTATGCTCTCGCGTCTCGAAGAAGGCGGCAAGATTATTATCATCATGACGCGCTGGGCATCCAAAGACCTGGCCGGCCGGGCCATTGAGCACTTTGGAGACGATGCGCGCGTGGTGACCATGAAAGCGGTTCAGCCGGACGGCAGCATGCTCTGCGAAAAGATATTGTCCAAAAAGAGCTATCTGCGGAAGGTGGCGGCCATGGGACCGGAAATCGCGGCGGCCAACTACCAGCAGGAGCCCATTGACTTGAAGGGCGCCCTGTACCAGAACTTCAAGACCTATGACACCATCCCAGTCAACGCAGCGGGTAAACCACTGTTTACAGAGATCCGGGCGTATATCGATACAGCGGACACCGGCGCCGACTATCTGTGCGGTCTGGTTTATGGCGTCTATAACAAAGAAGCGTACATACTGGACGTGTTGTATACCAAGGATCCCATGGAGATCACGGAGCCGGCCACGGCCAAGATGCTGCACGAAAACAAGGTCAACTGCGCCCGCATCGAGAGCAATAACGGCGGCCGCGGCTTCGCGCGGGCTGTGCAGAGGCAGCTGAAGGAAAAGTTCAGAAGCAACCACACCCGGATCGAGTGGTTTTCTCAGACGAAGAACAAGGTGGCACGGATATTGTCCAACTCCACATGGGTGCAGGATCACATTTACTTCCCCGTCAACTGGCGGCAACGCTGGCCGGAGTATTATAAAGCCATGACCAGCTACCAAAAAGAGGGTAAGAACAAGCATGACGACGGACCCGACGCGACTACCGGCGTCGCCGAGAACTGTACGCATGGCAGCAGCGGATTCATTAATGTAGGAGGTTTATGATGCTGACAAGTTTAGATTTTCTGACACCGGGCGCATCATGGCCGCCGCCCGGCGAGAAGACGCGTATCGATCGATATATGGAAAACGAGCGGCTGTTCTTGACGCAGCACAGCGAGGTGTGGGAAGAGAAATTCAACAATTTAGCCGCTCGGCTGAAGAAGAAACAGCGCCTGGCGGATACGCCGATCAACTATCATCAGCTGATCAGCAAAAAGACAGCCGACTTTGTGTGCGGTGAGCCGCCGAAGATCGAGACTGAGGGCGACACGGACAAGCTGCTGCGCGTGCTGAACAAGCAGAATTTTTTCGCCAAGCTGTATGAAGGAATTATCGATGTCAGCAAGTGCGGCAACGCAGTGATTAAGCTGGTCGGAAAGGAAGCCACTGCAGTATCCCCTCTGTGCTGGTACCCGGTGGTGGATCCGACGAACATCAAGAGCATCCTGTACCACGTGATCGCATATCCGACGGATTTCGACAAAGACGGAAAGCCCACAAAATTGTATGTGGAGATCCATTCAGATAGCTGGATGGAAGTGCGCTGGTATACGTTTGAGCCCGGACAGTCCACACTGGGGGCGCAAGTAATGGCCCCTGTTAAGTCGGAGCTGCCCGAAAAGGCTATCCATGTCCTCAGCAATATGACGTTTAGCGGCAGCATCTATGGCATGGACGATTATAACATCGTCAACCCGATCATCCAGAAAGTGATGTGGCGGCTGCATTGCGCGGACACGATATTGGACAAACACAGTGAGCCGTCCGTATCTGGACCAGAAAGCGCGCTGCAGTATGACGAACAGACCGGCAAATGGTTTGTGCCGCTGGGAAACTATTTTAAGCGCGCGTCTGCAGACGACCCGGCGCTGGAATATGTGACATGGGACGGCAATCTGGACAGCAACTTCAAGGAGATTGAAACACTGATCAATCAGCTGTACATTCTCTCCGAGATGGGCCAGGCGTTCGCGGATGCGGGCGGCGGCGACAGTTCCGGTACCGCGCTGAAGCTGCGCATGGTATCCCCCCGGATGAAAGCGCAGCGGATCGCCGGGATCAACGCCGCGGCGGTGAAGGAACTGATCGCGGCCATCGCCCGGCTGAACGGTATCAAGATCGATTATGACACGTTGACCGTTCATTGGTGCGACGGTTTGCCGGTCGATGAAAAGGAGCTGCTGGAGACGCTGGCCGCCGCGACAGGCGGAAAGCCGGTTATGAGCCAGTACAGCGCAATGATAAAACGCGGATTGACGGATGACGAAGCCAAAGAGGAGATTGAGCAAATCAGGGACGAGGACGCCTATGAGGCCCCTATGACGAACGTAGACCGCCCCGCGGGCAGCGATGGCGATAAGCCTGATGACGGAACCGAGGCCGGTGATGATGAATGACGGCACAGGAACGGCTGCTTAAGTATTATCAGGACGCCTATGCGAAACTGCTGCGCAAGATAGCGTCATCGCCGGGCGCGGACTGGAACCGCTACTATAAGCGGCTGCTGGCGGAGATCGATAAATCTGTCGCGGACTTGGATAAGGCGGCAGCCAGCAAGCTGGCGGAGATCACTCAGAAGGCCTATACTGCCGCGGAGAGCAAAGCACTGGCGGCGATTGAGGCGGCGGCCGGTCCCTTTGGCGGCAAGCTCAACCGCGGCGTGATGCAGCTGATCGCCGAAAACGCGGTGGATCAGCTCACCAATGCCAATCACTACTTCGGGCGGCAGCTGTCGGACAGCATCCGGCAGATAGGGCTGGATGCCATTGGCGAGAAAGTAGCCACCGGGCAGACGGTACGCGAGGCGCAACGGCGCATCGTTGAACGCCTGAAGGCCGAAGGGATGACGACCGTCACTGGCGGCGCCGGGAAGAAATACCGGCTGGACTCCTACGCGGAGCTGGTGGCCCGGACGACGACGCGCGAGGCGACCAACACGGGCACCACCGCCACCGCCGAGCAGCTGGGTTATGACCTGGTCAAGTTCACAACGCACTACCCCACCTGTGACGTGTGCGCCCCGATACAAGGGCGGGTGTTCTCCATCAGCGATAAAGACAAGCGTTTTCCGGCGCTGTCCTCGGTGCCCGGATTTGACAAGGGATTTAAAACGCTTCACCCGAATTGCCGCCATGTGCTGGTGGTGACGGTGGAAGCCCTTTGGACGGACGAGGAGCGGGCCAAGTATCTGGCCGCTGCCGGGCAGCCCGTCCGGGGCGATACACGCGCTGCCACCGAGGTTGACAGGTACAATACTATGCAGGCCGAAAAGCGGGAACGCTGGCAGGATCGGCGCCAATATGAGCGGTACAAGGCGGTGATGGGCGACGAAGCCCCCAAAACATTCAGTGCTTTCAGGGGTATTAAGCGAGCTGACGGGGATGCGTACAAGGAACTGAAAGGATTTTACAGGTATAAGATTGACAATCCGACAGCAGCGAAGGTACACTATCGTATATACAACGACCTGAAAAGTCAGGGCATTCGAAACGGGCAGGTTGTTCCGGCTGAGAGAGTCGCGGCATATATTATTCCTGCTGATAAGCGCCCATATCACGCTATGCAGAGGATGCTGGAGCGGCACATAACAGATGATGACGTTCGAGCTTACATCACCAACGCGGATACAATGCTTAGTCAGTGGAAAGGCGACCGCCGTCTGTATATCACGGATCAGGGGGCGACGGTGATAGGTAAAAATACCAATGGAGACTGGATTGTCATGACGACATGGTCAAAGCGCGAATTTGATGAAGTCTCGGATGCAATCATAAGGACGGTGAAAAAGTATGTCTAAGGAGCTGGATTATAGGGCTGATCGGCATTGCCCGGCATATGGAAAGGTCATATCCGTTGACCTTTGTTATGATTCGCTCATGTGCTTAAACGGGACATTCAAGATATCATCGACCAAGGAACTGAGTGAAATCAAGGACATAGAAGCTGCCAGGAAGCGGTGCCGCAACTGTCCGTACAGCAAGCTATAAAAGCTATTTAAAACACTGTTAAAAAGCCTTTCGGGGCTTTTTTATATTACCAAAAAACGGCCTCCCCACCGGCCTTTAAACGCGGGATCCCGTGAGTAACCGGAGTCGACCGGCATTTAAACCAAATCGACGGGATGAAAGGATCACAATGGAATTTTTGAAACAGTATCTTGGCGACGAACTCTACGCTCAGGTGGCAGAGAAGCTGAC